TTCGGCCCGTGGTTCACCGCGGCTCTCGGATACCTTGAGAGTCTCAATGATCTGGGTGTGAAGATCTGGCTCAACACACCGGGCGGGGAAGAGACAAGCATGTTCTGTTTCCACGACCTCGTGCGAGCGAGCAAGCTGCACATCACTGTCGTTGGCACCGGTCTGGTGGCCTCGGCCGGCGTGCTCATGTTGGCGTGCGGTCACACCCGCTTCGTCACCGAGAGCTGTGTGCTCATGTCCCACCGGGGCAGCGGCGGCATGGAGGGTGACCTCGAAACGATGGAAGCGCAGATGAAGTACGTCAAGTGGAGCGAGACCCATTGGGCACGGCTCATGGATCGCTACACCCCGGTCGATGTTGACGGTAGCAAGCGCGACTACAACTACTGGTTCAACCTTGGCAAGAAGCAGGCTCAGTGGTGGGTATTCGGTGGTGAAGCCATCGTCCACGAGGGTCTCGCCGATGCCATCTACATGAAACAAACGGGCTAGAGGCTCTATGTCGCCTCGTCCGTGTCCCGTCTAGGTTTCCTCCCCTTGGCCTAGGCGGGACAGAACCCCCCTACTTCCCGCTAACGACCCCTACAATTCCCCCCTCCTGCACGATCTCCCCTACCCCCTACCCACCATACCAACCCCACATTTTCTCCCCCTCTATAACTCACGCTCCTGCCCTTAGGCTAATGGGTACGGGTGAGGAAGAGTAGCGACTTTTCGCACTCCAAAAACCCAACACTTAAAGGAGTCAAATATGTGTGGAGGAGGAGGCGCCCCGAGCCCGCCCAAGAAAGATCCGCCCCCCGCCGAAGCGCCCGTCGAGCTGGTTCTCGATGACGCAGGTAGGAAGAAGAAGAACCGCAACCGAGCCCGCGCGAAGAAACGTGCTGGCCGTGGTTCGCTGGTAACTGCTGGCCTAGGTGCCGGTTCCGCTGGAGCACAAGCAAGCAAAGGCTCCGTAGGCGGACTGACCCTACGCAAGTGACAAGGAGTGACCCATGAAGAAAGTCAAAGCAGAAGACGCTCCCCGCATGGAAGGGGACATCAAGTCTGCGTATGACAGAATGGCAACGGACCGACAGTGGTACCTAACCGAAGCCAAGGAGTCAGCGAAGCTCACCATCCCCTCGATCATGGCATCTGACCAAGACGCAGCCAACATCGTCGGACAAGGTAGCTCGCCCGAGGATCTAGCAAAACCGTGGCAGTCGATTGGCGCCAAGGGTGTGCGTAACCTCTCCTCTAAATTGGGTCTCACCTTGTTCCCCCCGACCGGTGCCTTCATGCGGTACCAGTTGCACCCGCAGTTTAAGATGGCCCTTGACGAAGAGGGCAACGAGAACGCGCGGACGGAGATCGAGCAGCAGCTCGCCATCCGTGAGCAGACCATCATGGATGACGTGGAGGCCAATAACGTACGCACCAAGGCCGATCAGGTCCTCCGGCAGCTCATCGTCACAGGCAATTGCCTTGTGTACCTCCCGCCTGAAGGTGGGATGCGTGTCTTCCCGCTCAACAACTACGTGGTCCGCCGTGACTTCGTAGGGCAGATCGTCGAGATCATCTACCTTGAACTCCTCGACAAGGCCACCCTCCCTGAGACCATCCGCCAGACTCTCATCGACGCCGGTCATGAAGAGGAGAACGGAGAGCTGGTCATTGGGAAGGGAAAGAAAGGGCAAGCGGTTGGTGTCTACACCCGCCTCCTGCTCAAGAAGAAACGCTTCATGGTATCACAGGAAGTAGAGGGTCACCCCGTCGACCTCGGCGGCAAGACCTCGATCAAGAAAGAGAAGATGCCCTTCCTCGCCCTTCGCTTCGTCACCATTGACGGCGAAGACTACGGCAGAGGATACATCGAAGAGTACCGCGGAGACCTCCGGTCCCTCGAAGAACTACGGAAAGCCATTGTCATCGGTGCGTTGAATGCTGCCAAGCTCACGCCCATGATTAACCCCGGCTCCGTGGTCACCCCCAAGAAGTTGATGGAAGCAGAGAACGGGCAAGCCATTTTTGGTAGGCCCGACGACGTGACGATGCTCCAGCAGAACAAGCATGCTGATATGAGCGTCGCCATGAATACCAGCCAGCAGCTCCAGAGCGATCTGTCGGCTGCCTTCCTCCTGAACTCCTCCTACCAACGCAACGCAGAACGCGTGACCGCGGAAGAGGTTCGGCGCATGGCCGAAGAGTTGGAAGACGCATTGGGTGGCATCTACTCAGTATTGAGTCAGGAGCTACAGCTTCCCATCGCCATGCGAACCGAAGACAGACTCATCAAGGAGGGCGCACTCGTAGAGCTGGAGCCCAAGGATGCAGTCAAGCCTATCGTCGTGACTGGCCTCGCAGCCATCGGACGTGGGCACGAGTTCAACCGTAACCGAGAATTCTACCAGTTCCTTGCTTCGGAAGTCGCACCTCTCATCCCCAACATCGGCGAGTACCTTGTCGCCAGAGAGGCGATCGACCGAGCAGCGATTGGCCTTGGCGTCGCCACTGAAGGTGCCGTGAAGACCGAAGAGCAGATGCAGGCCGAGCAAGATCAGGCCAAGAAGGACGCTCAGCAACAGTCAATGATGGAGATTGCAGGACCCGAGCTAGCAAAGGCGGGTGCTGCTGAACTTGCTGCCGGCGGTGCCGGTGGTATGGCAGAAGCCGCACAAGGCGGCGGACAACCCCAATAACCTAGGAAGGAGATTCAACTGAGATGGGCAAAAAGATTGAATCCGAGACGAGCGGCGGTACGAAGACCACCGCACCGGTCGTAGAGCCGGGTGAAGGAACGCAAGCTGGTGAGGCGAAGGACGCCAAAGCCAAGGTCAAACGTACTCGCGTGCATCGCGGACAGGAATGCGAAGTCATCAGGGTCACCAAGAATAGGGTGACCGGCGCGATCTACGACCTCATTCTCTACAAGCGCAGCGTCACCAACCGCAGAAGTGGTGAAGTGAACGCAGTGTTTGTGGGCAAGAAGCTACGACGCCCCGGAACGGGTGTGGTGACGCTTGCCAAGGAAGAAGAGGTCGAGGAATAAATCATGGGCGAGCTAATTGTAGACCCCGAAGAGCACCGGGAAGCGAAAGAGACCGGTGACTATGGAACCGGAGCCCCGGGAGAAACGAAGGCACCGGAGGCTGAAGGTGAAGAGCCCAAAGCCGAAGAGAAGGAAGAGTCTGTCATCTCAGACGTAGACCCCGGCGATCCCGAAACCTCTGATGAAGAGGACGACACCGAAGAAGGTGACGACAAGGAACCCGAGGAGAAGACTGAGCCGACAGACTTCACGGAGAAGTTCGAAGGTTGGACTAGCGAGTTCATGGAGAAGGGCACTCTCAGCGAAGACACTGCCAAAGAAGCTATGGACATTCTATTCAACGCGGACATCCCCGAGGAAACCAAGGCTGCTCTCTTGGAGACGTACCAAGCTGGTGCAATCTCCCTGAGTCAAGGAGCCCAGGAAACCGCCTTCGCCCTCGTTGGAGGACAAGAGACCTACACCCAGATGGCAACTTGGGCACAGGAAACTCTAGCCTCAGAAGAGCAAGACGCGTTCGATACGGAAGTCACCAGTGGTGACCTCGTTCGTCGCGACACCGCTATCAAAGGTCTACACGCCCGTATGCAACAGGACCTTGGCAACGAAACAGACTTCGAGCCTAACCTAGCACATGGCGCTGGCCGTGCTCAGGGCGAACCCATCATTGGGTCACGTCAAGAGCTGGTCAAGATCCAACGATCCGAGGAGTACAAGAAAGACCCCGCGGTTCGTGCGAAGGTCGCTCGTCAGCTTGAACAATCAATGAATACAGGGAAATATATTTCTTGATTCATCCTTTACCCCCAACACCTAGGAGTACCTTTTAATGTCAGCAGCAACAGTTAGTAGACTCGGCGCTGTAAACGCCGCCACCGGCACTCGTGCCGAAGACCGAGCGATCTTCCTCGAAGAATTCTCGGGCCTCGTGCTTGAACGCTATGACTTCACTCAGTTGACCGACGACCGTCAAGTTGTCCGCAACATCAAGAGTGGCAAGTCCGCGCAGTTCCCGATGGTTTGGTCCACGGTAGCCTCTTCGCATGTACCCGGCGTTGAGATCGTGGGTCAGGAAATCGAGCACAATGCGAAGAGCATTACGATCGAAGACCTCCTGTACTCGGACGCCTTCGTTGACGTGCTCGACGATGCGATGAATCACTATGAAGTGAAGTCGCAGTACGCTCATCAGATCGGTGAGGCCCTCGCCAACGCGAAGGACCGCAACTCGTTCCGTGCCGTCTTCACTGGCGCCGCGGCTTCTCACCTGATCGACCAGTCCGGCGCCAATGATGGTACTGCCATTCAGTCCGCCTCTCTGTCCACCACGGCGTCCGTGATGAAGGCTGCGATTTATGATGCGGCTGAGACTCTGGACGAGAAGAACATCCCCACGACCGAGCGCTATGCGGCAATGCTGCCGTTGGCGTGGTACCTCTTGCTGGAAGATGGTGAGTTCATTCACCGTGACTACGCTGGTGAAGGATCGAAGGCTCACGCCACGATGCCCTTCGCGGCCGACCTGCAAGTGCTCAAGTCCAACAACATCCCCACCGCGAATGACACGGCCAACACGGACGTGCCGGAAGTGCTCCGTGATGACTTCCGCGAGGCTGTGGCTCTGGTGTGGCACAAGAGCGCCATCGCGACTGTCAAGTTGCTTGACCTTCGCACGTCAATCGATTGGGACGTTCGCCGTCAAGGCACGCTCCTGATCGGCAGCTATGCTATCGGACAAGACTTCATCCGTCCCGAAGCATGCGTTTCGATCGAAGATACGTCGATCGTGTAACAACCTTGGGCACCCCCCGCTATAGCCCACCGCCAAATGGGAAACGCGAGGGGTGCCCTCCCCCCTTTCCCCGTGAGGTATCGCCATGTCAGTTCCCATTCAAACCAACGAGCTTGAAGCCGTCAACATGATGCTCGCTTCGATTGGTGAGCGGCCCATCAACGCGCTCGATGATAACCAGCGACTCGACGCGATCCGAGCGGTAGCGACCCTGAACGAGATCAACGTCCTTGTGCAGACCCGAGGCTGGTGGTTCAACAACGAGACTCAGTGGTCCCTGTCCCCGAACGAGGACGGTGAGTACGTTGTCCCCGAAGGTGCGATCCGGGTTGACCCTTCCGACGCGTCTATCCGCAACTTTACACAGCGTGGCAACCGCCTGTACAACACTGATACCAAGTTGTTCACAGGAAATGACAGCGCCATCCTGCTCGACTTCGTTCAGCTCCTCCCCTACGACGATTGTCCCGAATCTTTCAAAATGTACATCGCCAGACGCGCTGGCGTAGTGTATCAATCTCGATCCGTTGGTTCTCCCACCCTCTACGAGTTCACCGAGCGTGACGCGCAGGAAGCGTGGGGCTCCCTACTCATGGAGGAGGTCGATAACGTAGACACCAACCTGACCTTCGCCCCCGGTATCCGCGACGCAGTTTACAGGAGATAGATATGGCGACCTCTGCCACTGGTGAACTTGTCTCGAAGAATATTGACTCCGTTGTAAATGGGGTCAGTCAACAGCCCCCGTACATCCGTCTCCCCTCCATGTGTGAGGCGCAGGAAAACATGCTCTCAAGTATCGTGGAAGGCGTGAAGCGACGCCCCCCGACGGAGTACATCGGACTCCTCACCGACGATGCCATCCCCGCCAAAGGCTACTACGCTCACCTCCGAGACCGTGACGAGGACCTCCAGCACGTCGTCCTGATTGAAGACGGAGGCATTCGTGTGTTCCGCATCCGTGACGGAGTAGAGGCTAACATTCAGGGTGCAACAAGCACGTTCGATCCAGATGCGTTTGTAGCTCCCCAATGGATCACGGCCATCCAAGGCTCATCGTCCACAGAAAGCCCTGCGGCCAACAGCGAAGCCGACGACGACTGCGAGCTGCTCCGTGCGGCTGAAACTGCGTCGGGTTGTATCTGGTCAGCGGACTCCCCTTTCACCTCCGTCAGTGTCAAGGTCACCACTCCGGGTGAGGGCACCTACACACTCCACTGGGAGTACACCATCGGGACGGATGGCTCGCAGGGAGAGTGGGCCGAACTCACTGTGAACGACCCCGGTGAATACTGGAAGACCGCAGGTGTCAGAACCGTCAGTTTCTCCCCACCGGAAGACTGGGTGGCGGCTCTTGCGTATGGCTCCGTCCGTTTTCACGCCCGGTGCTTCTACGTCTCCGGTACCATCGACGTGAACCCCCTCGCCGGCCGAGTGTGGATTGGCTACTCGGGCTTCGACTACCTCAACATCGACGGCGACGACGCTACTGCCGCGTTCGCTGTCACCTCCGTGGCCGACTACTCCTTCGTCGTCAACAAGGAGAAGGTCGTTGCGATGACCTCCGAAGGCGCCTCCCCCTCTCGTGTCAACCGCTTCCTGATCCACTGGAT